CGACGCTACGTCGAAGAACGATCTGGAGACGGTCGGCAACGCGCAGATCAGCACGACGCAGAGCAAGTTCGGCGGTTCGTCGATGTATTTCGATGGGACGGGGGATTATCTGAAGGGTGTGTATTCTCCAAACATGATTTTGTCTGGAGATTTTACGATTGAGTGCTGGTTGTATTACACGGCTCACGGAAATTACGGTGGTGTAGTTTCTTTTGCAAACTCAAATACAGCACTTGCGCCAACTTCTGGATGGGCGTTCGTTTTTTATTCAACGACAGACAGGCTTTATTTTGAAACCGGAGCTGGATTTAGTTTACAGACCACAAATACAATTCCGTCTGGGCAATGGAACCACGTTGCTGTTGTTCGGTTTGGCTCAACAATTACTCATTATTTGAACGGCGTAGCCAATGGAAGCGGGACATCTTCTGCAACATTTACTCCATTAACTACAGATAACTTTGTAATTGGTATTGATAGAGGGCTTGCCCAGACAATGACCGGCTACATCGACGACCTTCGCATCACCAAAGGCATCGCCCGTTACACCAGCAACTTCACCCCGCCGACCACGGCGTTCCTGACCCTGTAAGGTGACATATGACTTTGTACAGTTTTAAGGGGCATTACCCCGTCGAGCAGATCGACAACAACAAGGGTTGGTACGAGGTTCCCGCCAAGCCGGAAGCGGTAGAAGGTAAGGAAGTCGCGTGGCTTAACGGCGAGTGGGTGGTGCGTGACCCGAAGCCGGAAGACCGACCGGGTTTCCAATGGAACTGGAACCACGGCGATATGGCTTGGGTAGAATGCGAATACTTGGCTACTGCATCAGAAGTACCGGAAATGATTTTGGAGCCAATGCCTGTAGATACGCAGCCGTCTGTAGCGGTTGCGGGTGACCCTATTACGATTGATGGAGTGCCTGTGTAATGGCTGACACAATTAAGATTTCTCAATTAACGGCAGCAACCGACCCGATTCCTGGGACTAGCGTTGTTCCTGTCGTTGAGAATGGCGTTACCGTTAAAGCAACGGTTCAGCAGATTCGCACCTTTTTAACGCCGGAAGATTACGGCGCTGTGGGTAACGGATCGGCAAACGACACTGCCGCGCTACAGGCTGCGCTTAATGCCATGGCCTCCGGCGACACGCTGGAGATGAACGGCAACTATCTCATTAACGCTAGTTTAACCATTACCAACAAAACCCGTATTCGCATTACCGGTAAGGGTCGAGTGTTGCTAGGCACTGCCCCATCCGGCGCGTACATTTTTCAGTTAGTCGGCACTTGCGATGAAATTGAGATTGATGGGCTGACGCTAGTTGGTGAAGCCAACGCGGCTTATACGCAAACGGCGATTGGTTGCGACTCCGGGCAAACCATTAGCAATACCCGCTTCCATGACCTCAACATTAGCGACATCAACGTCGGAATAGCGCACAACGCAAACTTAAGCGGCAGTTGGACCAAGGGTTTTTGCTATTCCAACACGTTCAAGGACATTCTTGGCACTGTTTCCGGCAGCGGCTACGGCGTGTTAATGGCAAAGGCTACGCGTATTGCGGTTACGGAAAACGTGTTTGACAACTGTGGTCGCCACTCGATCTATCAAGGCGCTGGCCTCAACTGCAACAATGTCATCGCTAACAACATTGTGATCAATCACCGAAGCACGGTGGCTGATGGAAGTTTCCGCGCTGCGGCTGTAATCGCTCGTTCTAGCGATGTGACCTTTACGGGCAACAAGTTCTACAATTGCAAAGACTGCTGCCTTGAGATTTCGCACGTCACCTCGGACGCTGCAAACTGCACAAACGTTCTTGTTGAGGGGAACTCCTTTACTAACCGTGGCAACGCGGTGCACACAATCCTGATTGGCGAACAATTAGCGCCAACCTCATACTCAACCAGTTTTATAAACATCTTCAACAACACGTTTGACGATGACTTGGCCGTCACCGCTGCGTTGCCGCCAAACATTTACATTCTTAATGGCACTAACATCACCATTGAGAACAATCGTTTTGTGCGCCGCAACGTTACCAGCAGCCTCTCGTCGTGCATCCTGTATGGTGACAACACCTACTTGAGTAGCAGTGCCCAGTTAAACAACTTGGTAACGCGCAATAACACGGCGACTTCGGACGCAAACACAGGGACAAACGGATTTATTACCGTTTGCTCCACGGCGGCTACGGGGTCTAACTATTACTGGGTAAAAGACAATTACGCCCAGAACTGGCCGAAATTGATTGCTTGGGATGCAACCCCTACCAACGTCAATTCGTTCCTTAAATTCCGTATCAATGTCACGTATAACTTTGGGTCAATTTCGGCTAACTCGGGAGCGGTCTACGCCGCAACCGTCGATGGTTGCAAACCCACCACAACGGTTTGGGGGCGACCGGTCTATTCAACCAACCCGTCTTCACAGAGTTATACGTTCTACGCCAAGGACGATGCGGTTAACGCCGCGATCATCCAAGTGGTCAACGTCTCAACCAGCCCCAGCGACCCGGACAACCAAACGTTTGTCCTGACGCTAGAAGACATCGAGCCGTATTATGGCTAATGTTGCATCGGCGCAACTTGTAAGTTAAAGTTTAACCGTACTGGTGCGTTTCACCAGGTTTCCGTAAGGAAGGTTATGTCGGACGAAAATGTAGTCCCTGAAGTCGTAGCGGAGGTTTCCGCGCCGGAACCGGTGGTCACGGCTACCCCGGAACCCGAAGTCGTTGCAGAAACGCAACAGCCGGAGGAAAAGCCAGCCAAATCGTTCTCTCAAGAAGAGTTGGACGCGATGGTCGGCAAGAGGCTTGCACGGGAACGTCGCAAGTGGGAAAGAGAGCAGGCGCTAAAGGCCACGCCGTCACAGGCTGAAGCCGCTGCCCTGCCGAGCAGAGACGAGGACCCGGACGCATACGCAGAGGCTTTGGCCGAGCGTAAGGCTACCGAACTCCTCGCCCGACGCGAAGCAGAGCGGGAGCAAATGGCTCTCCTAGAGGCTTATCACGACCGCGAAGAAGCAGCGCGTGACCGTTACGATGACTTTGAACAAGTCGCGTACAACAACGCTCTGCCCATTACGACCGTGATGGCTCAGACGATTCAGGCTTCGGAATTAGGACCCGATATTGCATATCACTTGGGTTCTAACCCCCGCGAGGCTGAACGTATTTCCCGCCTGTCGCCGTACTTGCAGGCAAAAGAGATCGGGAAGATTGAGGCCAAGTTGGCCGACAGTCCCGCCCCGGTGAAGAAAACAACCAGTGCGCCCCCGCCGATTAAGCCTGTCACGGCTAAAGGCGCTGGCACTCCGGTCTACGACACGACAGACCCACGGTCAATTTCGGCCATGAGCGCGTCAGAGTGGATCGAGCGCGAGCGTCAGCGACAGATTAAGCAGTGGGAAGCGCGTCGTAACCGCTAACTTCTTTTAGAGGACATTTAAAGTGGCTAATACACTTCTTACTATCGACATGATTACGCGGAAGGCGTTGGAGATTCTTGAAAACAATCTCGTGCTGACCCGTAATGTTAACCGCCAGTACGACGACTCCTATGCCGTCGAAGGCGCCAAGATCGGCACCACGCTGCGTATCCGCTTGCCGGACCGCGCTCTCGTGACCGACGGTGCTGCCCTTCAGGTGCAGGACGACAACGAGCAGTTCACCACGTTGACGGTTGCTTCGCAGAAGCACATCGGCGTGAACTTTACGACTGCCGAAATGACCATGCAGTTGGACGACTTTGCCGAGCGCGTGCTGAAGCCGCGTATCAGCCAGTTGGCCGCCAGCATCGACGCCGACGTTGCTAACTCGTTCCTGAACATGTTTCAGTCGGTTGGCACCCCCGGCACGACCCCCAGCACGACCGCTGTTCTTCTCGCTGCCCAGCAGAAGTTGAACGAGTCTGCCGCTGTGATGTCGCCGCGTTATGCCACCGTGAACCCGGCTGCGAACGCCGCGCTCATCGAGGGCATGAAGGGTCTCTTTAACCCGGTCAGCACCATCTCGTCGCAGTTCAAGAACGGCATGTTTGGCGAAGGCATCCTTGGGTTCGACGAACTCAACATGTCGCAGTCGATCAAGCAGTTCACGACTGGTAGCCGCACGGGCGCTCACTCGGTCACGACCACTGTCTCGGCTCAGGGTACTTCGACCATTGCCATCACCGGCACTGGCACGCAGACCATCAAGAAGGGCGACGTGTTCACGATCAACGGCGTGTTTGCGGTCAACCCGCAGACCCG